GGAGCGTAATCGGATTACAGATAAGGCTCGAAATAACATTATCAAGGCAATCGAAAAAAGCGACTTGCAAATGTCAAAATGGTGGTTGCAAGTTATGGATGATGAATTTGTTCCACGGGAAAGGCGTGAAGTAGATCAGTCCGGTGGCGTCGAAATAGTGGTGAGATATGCTGACGACAAGCGTAACGATACCGACGCCTCATAAAAAGCAGGCGCAGTTTATTGATAGTCCTGCAAAGCGAAAGATTATCAGAGCAGGACGGCGTGGCGGCAAGACCGTTGGCATGGCAATACTTGCGATTGAGAAGTTTTTAGCAGGACGGCGGATATTGTATGCAGCACCAACACAAGACCAGATTGAGCGGTTTTGGTTCGAGATAACAAGCGCATTAGCAGAACCGATACAGGCAGGCGTTTATTACAAGAATGAGACGAGGCACATTGTTGAAGTGCCAGGCACAGAGAATCGGATTAGGGCTAAAACTGCATGGAACGCTGATTCTTTACGTGGAGATTACGCGGATGTGCTGATATTAGACGAGTATCAACTCATGGACGAAACAGCGTGGTCTGAGGTTGGGGCGCCGATGCTGCTGGATAATAACGGAGATGCTGTTTTTATTTACACACCACCTTCATTACACTCCAGAAGTACATCAAAGGCGCGAGATCCACAACATGCTGCCAAACTGTACAAAAAAGCTCAGGCGGACGAAAGTGGACGCTGGGAAGTGTTTCACTTTACGAGCTGGGAAAATCCGCACATCAGCAAACAGGCGCTTGAGGATATAGCAAAGGACATGACTGCACTTGCAATCCGGCAAGAGATTATGGCGGAAGACATCGACCAGGCACCTGGTGCATTATGGACTCGTGATATTATTGAGGCAGGGCGTGTAGTAAAGTCACCTGACAACTTGACTTCTGTTGTTGTTGGCGTTGACCCATCGACTACAAGCGGCGGAGATGAAGCTGGAATTATAACAGCAGGCGTGCTTGGAGATGATTACTATACTCTTGCTGATGATAGCTTACAGGGGAGTCCAGAGGCATGGGCGCAAGCAGCAATCACGGCTTATCATCGGTACAAAGCGGACTGCATTGTTGCAGAAAAGAACAACGGCGGCGAGATGGTTGAAAGTGTGATTCGTCAAGCTGTTATTAATGCTAAAATGAAGGATAAAACAATAGGTGAAGTTCCCGTGAGACTGGTTTGGGCATCGCGTGGCAAGGCCACCAGGGCAGAACCGATTAGTGCAATTGCTGAAAAAGGACGTGATCATCATGTTGGAAACTTTGAACAGCTTGAGGATGAGTTGTGTATGTGGATGCCAGGTGACGCAAGTCCGAACAGGCTTGATGCTAAAGTTTGGGCGATGACATACCTAACCCAAAATCACGTTATGGAGATCATCGACAATCCTCTCACCTTTACGGATTAAGGAATGATATTATGGCAGATAATTTTATTACAAATATTGTAGACTTCTTCATGGGCAGGCTGGCTTATGCGATGCTTGACCAGGCACGGCGCGAGGTGGTTGACGGCATAGTAGAGCGCCGCGCATACCGGCAGGGCTATCAGCGGCAATCCCTCAAGGTTAAGCCGAATCATGCTGATGATAATGTTAGCTTGAACTTGATTGGCAAGGCAGTTGATCAATCTCTATCTATGCTATTTGGTGAAAGCATCAAGGTTGATCTGGGTGGTGTTGAGGATACAGACCCAAAGCAATTATGGCTTGATGAAGCCTGGCATATTAACAAGGGCGAGATATTACTCAAGCGATTAGGCATGATGGGCGCGGATTCTGGTATTTGCTATGCCAAATTGATACCAGAAGCACGCGAGAGGATGGGTATTGCCTACCCTCGAATTGTGGCTATGGACCCGATGTATATGGACATCTATACCAATCCATCGGATTACGAGCAGGTTTATCAGTATGTTTATGAGTATGAAACTGAAGACCCCGAATCCAACAAATCTATTAAATTTAAGCAGATGATATTCATTGGTGAAACTGGAAAATGGATCATTGAGGATTATAAGACACAGCCGGGCGGCAATAAATATGAGTTAATTGCTGAACCTATTATTTGGGAGTATAACTGGTCGCCTGTGCTGCATTGGCAGAACCTGCCCAGTGTGGCTGGTGTATATGGCAAACCTGATATAACAGATGATATTATCCAGTTACAGGATAGGATTAATTATGCAGCGTCAAATATCAACAAGATTATCCGGCTAAATGCTCACCCTCGCTGGTATGCTACAGGGTTTGGAAGCGGCCAGCTTGCGACTATCGAGTGGGGGCCTGAACAGATGCTTAAGCTACCGTCCGGTTCAGAAGTCGGCAGTACCGAGATGCAATCCGAGCTTGAAGGCAGTCGTGAATGGGTGGCTTACCTGACAAAAGAACTTTATTCGATTATGCGTTCTGTTGATGTGGCAACCGTCAAAGACGAATTAGGACAGCTAACGAATTTTGGTGTCAAAATGCTGTATCAGGATGCGCTTGCCAAGAACCATGATAAACGGGACTTGTATGGTGAAGCGATTATTGAGTTGTCCCGCAGAATGCTTGAGATGGGTGGCAACTATGATGAGAGTGTGGAGCCTATCCGTGTGATATGGCAAGACCCGCTCCCCAGCAACGAAAAAGAGGAAATCGAGGCACTATCTAAGGACGTTGAGATTGGGCTTGTCAGCAAGCAAACTGCATCCCAAAAGCGCGGCTACGATTGGTCTACAGAACAGGGACGGATTGAACAAGAGCAAGCCGACGAGGACAATATCGGTGCCTTGATATTGAGGAATTTTGAGACGAATCGAGGTGTCTAATCGCAACTCTATCTGAAACCGTCCAAACAGTAGCCGATCAACAGCGTGAAGAATTGCTTAAGCTATGGCTGTCAGAATACAATCAGTTATCACGCGCTTATGGTAATCTATGGCTTGACCTGAAAGCTGAAGCCGAACTGCTCGGCATTAAGATTGAGGACGGCGAATACACAACCGCCAGTATCAAGAGGTCACAGCAATATAAGGATTTCATTCGCAAGACAGCGGCGGCTATTGGCGGCTATCAACTGCTGGTAGTGGCATCCTCACGGGATCTGCAGCAGGGGGCGATTGATAGAAGTTATGCCAACCTGGAGCGATTGGTGGGGTTGCAGGACAATAGCTTGGGATTCCGCAAGGTAGAAAAAGGGGCGCTGGAAGTACTGATTTCTTATCTTGAACCTGGATCGCCGCTTTATAACAGGATTAATGGATTGTCGGATTATGGCGCAGACCTGGTATCTCAGGCGATTATCGACAGCATTCGCAAGGGACACAATGCAACTGAAACAGCACGCACGATTCGTAAAGCCTTCGGAGCGCCGTTATCGGAGAGTCTGCGAATGACACGCACAGCGACAGCCTGGTCATATCGTGAGGCAAATCGGCTGCAATACATGACCAATCCGCAGGCAGTAGAAGGCTGGATATGGTATAGCGCCCTTGACCCTGGACGGACGTGTATGAGTTGCGTTAATTTGCACGGTACATTTCATAGTGCTGCCGAAGTGCAGAACGACCATCACAACGGACTTTGTACGTCAATTCCTAAAGTGATTGGTTTTGATAATCTGGTTGATGAGATGGGAGCGGACTGGTTCAACCAACAGCCGGAGAGCGTACAACGGCAGATGATGGGACATAGCAAATATGAGGCTTGGAAAGATGGCAAGATTAGTATCGGTGACATGACTAAAACCTATCAGGATGAAGTATATGGCGAGATGACACGTGAAGCAAGTCTGAAAGATTTAATCGGAGATTAATTGGATTAACTTTGACAATCTTTCTATATTTATGATATAATAATTTAACCTCAACCACCTGACCGGCAGGGTTCAACCGGGAATGAGGACATAATGGCAGATGAAGACAAGAAACTTAATAACGAAGGGCAAGACGAAGGGACGCAGCCTTCCGAGCCGACACAACCTAACCTACCTGACGGACAGGGTAAACAACCGGATAAAGGAAAGGTGTTCACGCAGGAAGAACTTGACGACATTGTACAGGGACGGCTTTCGAAAAAGGAAGCGGCAATCGCTAAAGAACTTGGAATGGACATCGAAGCAGCCAAAGCAAAGTTAAAGGCGATGCAGGACGTGGAAGACAACAAAAAATCGGCTATCGACAAGCTCCAGGAAGAACTGGCAGCTATGAAGAAACAGGCTGAAACAGAGCGAGAGCATGCCGCCCGGATCAAGCGGGAATCGCAGATCAAGGACGTAGCAGTCGAGCTCAACTTCAACGACCCGTCCGACGCCATCACATTCTTAAACAACGAAAAGTTTGAGTATGATGATGACGGAAACATCACAAATGCCAAGAAATTGCTGACCGAACTTGCCGAAAACAAAAAATATCTCATAAGGGAGCAGCCGTTTCAGAATCCGGCTAATCCGGGGAGTGGACGTAAACCCAAAGACGAGAACGAACGACTAAAGGAATACGGATACCACATACCGAAGCGGTAAAAAGCTCCTAACGATAAGGAGTTAATAACATGGCAAGCGGTTTGAACACTTACTCGCAAGTTTCCAGTATTGCACAGGCGATGCAGGAAGATGCGACTCTGATTGCCCGCACCACGCCGTTGATGACCCAGCTAGTACAGGTATTCAGCGATATGGGCGGAGGCAATGAACGTAAAAATTACGAATATTCCGAGAACACAGCACAATCTATTGGGGAATCTGATGACCTCACCAGTACGGTTTTTGAACCTTCATTACTGACGACCCTCACTCCTGGTGAAATCGGTTTGCAGTATTTTGTAACCGATAAACGGGCGGCCTCAGAACTGCCCGAAAATATCGTCAGGGATGGCGCAGCCGACTTAGGCGCTGCAGCTGCTGACAAAATCGAAAGCGATCTGCTTAGCGATATGCAGTCCTTCACTGGCGGCACGATTGGAGCAAGCGGCACGACCCTCACCTGGGGACATTGTTTGGCGGCTATTGCACGCGCACGAAAAGCACTAAAAAATCAGACCATTCCCTTGGTCATGGTACTGCATGAGTACCAATGGTTCGATGTTGCGAAGGCAGCATCTATTGCAGCCGATACCTCTATGGCACAAGCCCCCCAATTCTCCAACGACATCACGTTGAACTATTATCGTGGACGAGTAGCCAACACAGCCATTTTCGTTACAGCTAACAGCGGTATGGAAAGCGGAACGGATGCTTATGGCGGAGTATTCCCAAGAAGCGCACTTGCATTTGATGTAAGGCGCGACATTCGGATTGAACCAGAACGTGACGCGTCACGGCGTGGCACAGAATACAACATGAGTGCCATGTATGCTCATGGGGTTTGGTACGCGAAATACGGCGTGCAGATTATATCCGATATTACTGCCCCAAGTAGCTAAGAAAGGAGTTAACTAATGGCTGGTAACATTCACGTACAAAGTATTTACCTGGGCGATCCGGGTGCGGCTGACACAATGTTGGTCTGGCAGGCTCCCTCTGATGACATCGGCGGCGGTGTGCGGATTCTCGAAGCAATGGCAGTCAACATGGCTGCGACTGCTGGCGGCACATCCTTTACGCTGGCATTGCATAAGTATTCCAACGCAGGCACTCCCGCTGTAAACGGCACCATCTCCGACACAATCGGTGGTTCTGCTGATGAGTGGGCGGATAGCGTTCCCAAGGAGTTTACAATCGACTCTGATTATAGCTTCCTGGATGCCGATGAATGGCTTGCGGTTGCGTACGCTGAGGAAAATAGCGGCAATCCAACACGGGCCTACATCACCATCAAATACGAAGTCGGCAAATAACTCGAAGAGTGCAAGCAACGATTTAATTTCAGGGGTTAGATAGATAGCATGCATCGAAAAGGGATGCCTCACCCCTGCTAACCCCTTATTGAGGCTCTGGAGGTATATCATGAGGATTGATAACACCAAAGTTAAGGTTGATAAGGCGGAAGGAGGTACAACCGCGTCCAAGGCGTTGAGAATTATGTGGCTCTCAAATGCTCCTTGGGCGCACTGAGGCATACCGGATATGCAAATCAAACCGGCTTGTTCACGCCTAGAATAAATGCCTTGCCAAATGTTAAGGTTGCTATCACGGCGTTTTATGGACTGGAAGGTTCCGTCTTGGGCTGGGAAGGCATAGACGTTTTCCCAAGGCATCGACACAGCTATGGTATGGATATTATTGACGCCCATGCCCGCAGATTTGAAGCTGATATTGTAATTTCGCTGATGGATGCTTGGGTAATAGTACCAGAAATGATACGCCCACCTATCAAATGGATTCCCTGGTTTCCCGTAGATAGCGAACCGTTGCCAATTGCTGTACAGCGCAAAGTAGAACAGGCGCATAAACGGATTGTATTTAGCCGGTTCGCAGAACAAATGTGCCACGATGCTGATCTTGATTGCTATTACGTGCCTCACGGCATCGATACAAAGGTATTCAAGCCAACCGGACAACTGGAA